TTCAAACAAATTGTATTAGCGAGTTCGGGTATCGGAGCAGGATACATGGATAGATTAGATTATTTATGGCAAAAACAGAATTATAAGAATATCAACGTAGCTACCTATACGTTCCGAAACGGTACAAAAATGGCTATGCCGAAATACTACAAAAACAAAATATTCACCGAGAAAGAGCGTGAGAAAATGTGGATTAATAACCTTAATAGAGGAATACTATGGATATATGGAGAAAAAGTGAAAGCAGACGATTGGAAAACAATAGACAACCTTAGAGAATATTGGCAAAAATACGGACGTGAGGTAATGGGAGATAATCCTATTGCGTGGAATGCTATGAAAACTAGAAGGAAAGAGGAAAAACAACGACGAGCTATTGCAGAAGCTAAAAAATTAGCTGAAAAATTCAGCACGGAAAATCTAACAGAGTTGCCGTCACAGGCCGATTTTCCTATGCAAGAGAAAAAGCAAAAATGGGACAGTGCCATAGAAGAATACATCAAATTCAACATGTGGATATTTGAAAGGGTAAGGAGGCGCGCGACGGTAGAGCATTACGAATCTTTGGGTGGGACTGTAAAAATTTAAAATAATACCAGACAGTAATTGGCGGCCTTCGGCCGAGAACAGAAGCTCGCTTCGCTCGGGGTGTATAAGGGAAAGCATTACATGCTTTCTGTACGCTCAACGGCGGAGCTCGTTTCGCTGTATTCCCTGCGGGAATCGGGCAATAGTTAAATATGTTAATAACATAAGTTAAAATGGGATATTTTTTTGGAAAAAGGGGATTTCTGTGGTATCTTTGTAGTGTAACAATAAAACAAGCAAAGTCATGAGAACAATTATGCTACTAAAACACATTGAGAAAAAAACCATCTTAACAATGAATTTCAAAAACGAAGATGAATCCATTAACTGGTGGAGTAACTTTCCATGCTCGGAAGAATGGGAAATCATTTATGAAGGAGAAAGAAAAAGAAGCGGACATAGGTATGAATTAAAATACAGCAAATTCGACGAACAAGGAAAATTATATTCAAAATATATTATTTGTCATTCAAAAAAAGAATCATTGCTTTTAAAGCGAAAAATCAATGCGGCAAATTCTAATTATATACTCACTATTAAAAAACTTTACTAAAATGAAAAGAAGACACGTAATAATAGCAAAACGCCATTTTGACAACAAATTTATCGTGAGAGGACCTGGTAAAAACGAAGATGAAATAAGTCGTACAGACATGCTTTTTTACCGAAGTTTTGCAGATATCATAACTAGTGTTATTGAGAAAGACTCTGGACACCGATATCTCCTGGACGTTAAAGATACCGATAATAATTCAAAATTAGAGGCAAATATTAAGCTATGTTGCAAAAGAGTCGCTATATTTGTGAAGAGAAAACTAGAAGAATACGACAACACATTAAAAATAGACATAATCAAACTTTATTAGTATGAAAGAAGAAATCAAACAATTTTTGAAAGAGAACTGGAAGACAGTAGCAGGTGTTATAGGTGCAGCTATATTATTAGCAATATCCTATATATTCGAGGGTTGCGGAAGCACTTGGAAAGTATCAGGGAATACTGTAAATGTAAATAACAAAGGTCAAAATGATTCAAATTCACATCACAATGATACCATCCATCACGAAATACGGCAAATTCCGTAAAAAGGAGTGGCTCAAATCAGCTAAAATACCTTTTGAATCATTCAGCGAAGGAAGTTATGCTCTCATGTGGGAGGGCTTCGAATGGGATACAGGGTGTTGCGTAAAAGGATTTAGAATTGTCATGAATTGCTGCTTATTTAAAGAAGCAGAACGACTGGAAAACGAATTACGTAAAAGTAGAATTATACTAACAAAAATTGAAGCAACTAAAAACATTTAATTATGGACCAACAAGAAGCAGTACAATGGGCGGAAGGCCAAGACGTAGTACAAGTACGCGCAATTCGCAGAGGTGAAGAAGATAAATTTGTCTTTGCAGTAGGAGAATACGTAGCAACTCCACACGTGTTCGACACACAAGAAGAAGCAATGAAATATCTGGATGAACACTTCAAATTGACAAACATGGATTTAGCAATAATTGGAGCTATGTGTCAAAGACTTAATGAACTCAATAAACAACAACTTAAAAACGAAACAAAATGAAAGTCAGTATTGGAAAGAACACCCTTGGAGGTGGCAAAAAAATGATGACGCGGTTAAATAATTATAACCGTAGTACGCACGACCTTAGTAGTGTTTGTCGAACATCAGCGGCCGTAGGATCTCTAATTCCTACATTATATCATTTAATATTACCAGGAGATACCTTTCCTATCCAAACTAGGTGTCACACACTAACACACCCAACAATTGGGCCTCTGTTTGGAAGTTTTAAGCAACAAAACGACTTCTTCTTTTGTCCTATTAGACTGTACAATGCTATGCTGCATAATAATGCATTAAATATAGGACTAAATATGAAACAAGTAAAATTCCCTATGTACCCAATACCTTACAATCTATATACCGATAAGAGCAAAATGGACGGAAGTAATGACTCTCTACTCAATGAAGTCAATCCCAGTTCACTAGTTGCATATACAGGGGTAAGGGCTCTCTCGACCTTAGAAGGTTACGGTTCAAAGATGAAGACTTTCAACTGCATTAAAATAATGATGTATTACGACATCTTTAAAAATTATTATGCAAACAAACAAGAATCTAAATTTTACGTAATATCTGGAAATACCTACTATTTATATAAACAAGTGGCAAGCACCCTCGGAGAGGGACAAATGAGCTTAACTGTTGCAAATAGCAGCGATAATAAAAAGTCATGGACTGTTGTCGCTACGGGTGTACAAAATTTCGCAAATTCTACAGGTGAATACCCTAAAAAAAACACAGACTATCAAACTTGGGTATTGGCTATAAAACCATTCACCCAAGATCAGAATTCAGGACAAATAGAAGTAAGCATTAACATGCAAACAGGTTGGTTACTTGGAAGTGGCGGAAATGTAGGGGGTAAACAAGCAATTAAAATATATGGAACTATAAACAATCTCTTAGAAACAGGCGTTTTAACAGACATTACAAAATCTGTAAGCAACGCCGTAACCGGAGTAGAGTATTATAGGCTTGAAGCTGAATTCTATCCAACCGAAGCAACTTTTAGAACATATTATTATGTAGACAAACCTTCTCTCGCTACAAGTGTAGAAGCGAGATATAATAGCTATGATTTAAGTACGATCGACGATATGCGAGAAAATATACTCGCAGCAGGAAGAACCCAATATATATCACAAGATCCGTTCATAGTCGATATTTTTAAACCTGTACAGACAAAAAATGGTGTAGCGCCAAGCTGTTCGCAACCAATGGTTGGTTTAGCACTTAAAACATATCAAAGCGATATCAATACAAACTGGGTAAATACCGAATGGATAGACGGAGATTCAGGAATCAACGCTATTACAGCAATCGATACGAGCGGAGGTAGTTTCACTCTGGACACTCTTAACCTCGCAAAAAAAGTGTACACTATGCTCAACAGAATTGCCGTATCCGACGGATCGTATAATGCATGGATTCAGACCGTTTACACAAGTGGAGGATTAAATCATATCGAAACACCTCTATATCTCGGTGGTAGCTCACTTGAAGTTGAATTCCAAGAAGTTGTAAACAACAGCGGAACCGAAGAACAACCATTAGGAACATTAGCCGGTAGAGGCATAGCAACCAATCACAAGGGAGGGAATATTGTGTTCAAGGCAGACGAACCCGGATACATATTTTGTATCACATCTCTCACTCCAAGAGTTGATTATTTCCAAGGCAACGAGTGGGATAATTATTTATTGACACTAGACGATCTGCATAAACCACAACTTGATGGTATAGGCTTTCAAGACAGATTATACCGAAGCGTAAACGCAAATACACCTTACGCAATGTCGGGTAAATCAATCGGTAAACAACCTGCATGGATTGAATACATGACAAATGTTAATAAAACATATGGGAACTTTGCGCTTGTCGAAAATGAGGGCTGGATGTGTTTAAATAGGATATTTGGAGATATAAAAACCTACACTACTTACATATTTCCACACCTCTACAACAATATCTTCGCCGATACAGACATAACCGCGCAAAATTTTTGGATACAAATAGCATTTAATGTCAATCCAAGACGAGTAATGTCAGCAAAAGTAATTCCTAACATTTAAAACTTACAATTATGATTAAACCAAAATTATATTCAAGACCTCCAAAAACAAACTATGAATTTCAAGATGGAGAAAGCATTGAAACAAAAGTCAAACGAGTTACCGAGAACAATGAACCAATTACAGATGGAGCACCAATCATTTACACAAATAGAGATGACGGAGTATTACCGGCTTATAACATCAGAACTGACAGATGGGATATTGCACAACAAGCAATGGACGCGGTCAACCAGGCAAATCTCGCAAAATCGAAAAACTACGGGAAAATCGAACAACAAGAACAAAATGCCCTCGATTCGAAAGAAATAGGAGATAATTCTTCGCAACAGGAATCGGCGGGATAAACCGCACATCTAAAAGGCTGGGAGATAGAGACTTAGTCTCTACTCCCTCCATTTTTCACAAAATGGTACGCATGTAGCATATATTATCTAGTAATATGTATAGCCCTTGTAAGATTACAAGGGCGAAAAATCAAACAAATAGAACAACATGGGATTTGGAACATCATTTATAAGTGGATTGGGATCCGCGGCAGCAAGTCAAGGAATAGGATTCGCTGGAAATGCATTAAGTCAAGCATTCGGACTAAGCTGGTCCCCACAAAGAGCTATGAATGAACAATGGAAATATAACAAAAACATCATGGCACTACAAAACAAATATCAAAAAGAAGCAGCCTCTCAATCTCAACAATATGCAAAAGACTTCTGGGATTATACCAATGCGGAAAATCAAGTTAGACATCTAAAAAACGCCGGACTAAATGTCGGATTAATGTATGGACAAAGCGGAGCAGGAGGTATGGGTGCAAGTGGTGGAGCTCATCAATCAGCTCCAGAACAACCGCAAGGGAATCCAGTAGGTATGGCATTACAAGTACAACAAATTGAACAGCAAAGGAGAATGAACGACGCCCAAATAGCGCTGGCGGAAGCACAAGCAAGTAAGGCAAATGAAGAAGCCAAGAAAATTGGAGGTGTAGATACACAAGAAACTTTAAAACGAATTGAAGGGCTAGCCTCTCAAATAGAACTTAATTTGAAGGAAGGTAATTATAAAGAGGCCTTGACTCAATTATCGAAAGCAGAAAAAGAAGCTACTGAGGCCCTAAAATCGCTCAGAGAAATGCAAGAAGGGCTAACAAAGGCCCAAATAAGCGAAGCATTCGCCGCAGCTACAAAATATAGTGAAGAAGCTCATACAGAATATTGGCGAAAAGAGAATGAAAGAATCCAGAACCAATACTTAAAAGACACTTATCAAGATAGAGTTGACTCCGCAAACTATAATAACGCAGTAGCTATTGCGCTAGCAGCAAAATATATGAGCGATAAAGAAGTGAATGAGAAGCAAATAAAACATCTTCAAGCGTCTATCGAAGAATTAGAAGCCCTTGCCGATAAACATGATTGGGATAAAGAAACCTATCGCAAGCAAGTAGAAGGTATGCTCGATAGATGGGAAGAACAAACCTTTAATGAAAGACTTGGTTTAGGCTTAGAATTCGGAGAAAATATCGTAAATATGTTACTCAAGGCCCGCAGGAAAAAATCTAGAACAAGAACTGTATCTGAGAGAAGAGGCAAAACCGCGACAACTGAAACGTACACAGAATCATATTAGCATGTGTTTATATCCTACTTTTGTCAAAAATCCAAAATATAAACCCAACAAAAAGAACAAAGGAAAACCTCCTGTTTGTAAAGATAGGAGGCTCCTTTACATTCCTGTAAAGTGCGGGTGCTGTATTGAATGTCGAAAAGAGAAACAAAGAGAATGGAGAGTAAGATTAGAAGAGGAGTTACGCTCGAGTTTCGGATACTTTACTACATTGACAATAGACGAAAATCACATAAAGAAACTCGAAGAAGACACAGGCTTAAAATGGAAAGAGAACCCAAACGAAATAGCCTCAAAAGCGTTAAGATTGTTTTTAGAACGGGCAAGGAAAGATACAGGGAAAAGTATAAGACACTGGTGCGTTACAGAGCTGGGAGAGCAAAACGACAGAATTCATTTACATGGTATATTTTTCGGACAAAAATCAGCGGCCCTAATAAAAAAACACTGGAAATATGGATTTGTATTTATAGGGGGATATTGCAGCTCAAAAAGCGTAAATTACATAACAAAATATATGCTCAAAGTAGATATCAAACACCCTACATTCAAACAAATTGTATTAGCGAGTTCGGGTATCGGAGCAGGATACATGGATAGA